CTTGGGTTTGAGATATATTACCTGTTGCTTCTAATAAACCTAAATCTGCGTCAGGTACTACGGCTGTGCCCCACGCTGTTTCTTTCTTTAGTTTGTAAAAACTTGTATAGCCTGTATCGTATGCCATTACTCATCACTTCCTTTTTTACTCTTTTTAGATTCTAAGACTTCGTATTTGTTATGCTCAGAAAAGAACTTGATGTCTTCAATATTATCAACATCACAAACGTGGTTAATAAACTCATAAAATAAACCAGTGTTTGTAGAAGTCTTAAAGTTCTCTTTAACCCCTAAATATTTAACCTTTACCATTATACCAACTCCTTGTGACTTGTTAAATCTAACTCTATAACTCGTTTGTAGTTATGATAGTAATCTGAATCTGATGTGTTGCTAAAAGGTGTAGTGCCTATAATCTCTATAATTACTTGTTGTCCTACGGTTGAATGTGATTGCCCTGACGGTACTAAATAGTCTACATTAGCCCTTATAATACGCTTAGCCTCAGCTTCCATTAAATTAGATTGGTCATCTGTTAAGTTAGTCCTAACATCTACAGAAACCCTATTTAAAACTCGCCTAGCAACATTACCTGTTGCACTAGGAAACTCATCAGACCGGCGGTTATAACAATACACCACGTCTGTGTTAGCGTAACCAGGAACTCGTTTCTTTTGCCAATATTCTTTAAAATCGGGGGTACGGCTACCAGTGTTACCGGTGTTCCAATTAGTGTTGAGTAAATCTCTTATTAACCTACTAGCGTTAAGCATTTCAACGCACCCCCAATAAATAAATATATAATAATATCAAAACTTCATTATTCTGATATTCTTCTCTAGTGCTCGTATCTGTTGTAAATAACTATCTCTCTTAGTAGATAGCGGTTGATCGCCGACTCTTATGTTACCTGCAAAGTCGTCTAAATCAACTAAATTTAATGCTGTTTTTAATATGCATAACTTCTCTATCTCACCTGGAACTGTAGAACGACCCCACGTATAAGTTAATCTTAAATATTGGTCACCATAAGCTAAAGGTTTGAAATAAAGTATGCTCTTGTTGTAATCTATGTAATAATCTTCACCACGACCCTCTGTCTTGCCTGTTACGTAATCGGTGTATGTAGAACCATCGTAACACTCTATTTCCCAAGTTGCGTCCTTAGTTAATAATGGTCGGTACACTGGGAATATAGGCATAAACCCGTCTTGAGTTAATGCTCTGAAATTAATGTCGTGGAATTCTTCACTTATTGAATTGCTCTTAAAACTGCTCATAACAAACCTGTCAATCTCGCCTTCGTTTCTAACAATCATATCAGATACAGCGGAATCTGTGGGGGTTGTAGAGCTAGTAAAAAATGTACTTGTTAACCCTAAAAACTGCGCTACCTCAGATACACTACAATATGTTGAGCTGTATGCGGGTAGTCTTACGTAATGGCTTGTGTCTTCTTGGTATAAGACAAAGTATTCAGTATGAGTTGTGTAACCTGATTTGGTTACTGTTACTAAATGTGTATTGTCGTCAGTATCCAAACTCAATGCCGAAGCTAATACACCACTAGCGTTAGTTGTGCCTGTAGCAGCAACTGTGCCGGTTGAATCATATGCTGTAACCACAGCACTAGCAACAACTGTTTCCGTTTGGTCTTTTACTAATACATTAAAATCATAAGCTGTCATATTAACCACTATATTTCCTTACCATTGCATCAATAGCGTTGCGGGCATAAGCAACAGGTTCAACACCTTCTTTATCTATCTTCTTAATGATTGCCCAAGTAACTGACTTAGCCTCGTTCTCACTAAGTCCTAATTTCCTTCTACACCACTCGTAAATAGGTTCGTAAGGAGGGGGAGAGCCGGGTTCACGTCCATATTCAACGTAATCGGCATAATTAATTCCCCAACGTATGATACACCCGTTTTGAGTAGGTATAAGTTCCCCACTATGCAATAATTGACCGGTATCAACGTGACCACCATCAACTATGTTCTGATTACCAAACGATAAAATATCAGACCCTAGTAACTGAGCAACCTTTGCTAAGCCTTCATCTAATGTCTGACATTCAATAGTAACCATATTATTTACCTAATAAAGTCCCGTAGACTTCTATACCTGATACATCAGTTCCGTTTGATAATTCTGCACCTGTTGCTTGAACTAAGAAAAATATCTTGTTATTACTCTTATCATAAGCAAATCGGTATGCTGTTGTTGCGTCTAATATAACACTTGTGTCTGCTTCTGTAAACTCATAAGCTCCACAAACATCGTATTCAATACCACCAGTTGCATAAGTTGTGAATGCTTGACCAGTGCCACCAATCTTTATTCTTTGGATTCTTACCTTCTCAGGCATTATATGCCAAATGAATCCTTTTAGTTTGCCCCAAACTACATTACTTCCTAAAGCCATATCCACCGCCTCCTTTTAATGACTATTTTGTTTTACGTTTTGGTTTTGATTTAACTTTAACAATATCTAAACCAACTGGCTCTTCTAATTTAATAGTAGCAGCCTGGTCTTCCCTAAGCTCGTGAACGAACTTAAGACCTTTATGCTCATTAACATAAGTATCATAAATCTCAGGATTTGCTTTCTTAAAGAAATCCTCTTCTTCTCTAGTTAGCTTTACTAATACTTGGTCTGAACGCTTTATGAAATCCTTTAATGCTGTGTAAAACCCTTTGTGAACTCTTACACCTGCAACGTCTCTCCATAAACTACCACCATAAAGGTATTTTATAGATGGTATCCCAGACTTTGAGAAACTATCCTGTATGCAGAATAAATCTAATACCTTGGGTTTCTCTGTCTTTCCAAACCTGTATGTGTGGAAATCTGTGCTTACTGAACTATTATATGATTTATCTCTTGTATCTACTAATGCCATTTTATCATCTCCTATCTACTGCTTTATCTTTATCCTTTATAAAATAATAAAAGAAGGGAATAACCCTCTTTTACAAACTTGATGCTTTTAAATCCCTAATAGACGCCTGTCTAAATCTACTTCTACATCTTAACTCACCAGATGTGTAGTAAACAGATTTCTCTTTAGCATAATCTAATAGAACATAGTTGTTAGCGCTCTGAACGATAGTTGGTTGAGCCATATTTAGAGATACTTGAGGAACACCCCATTGTGCATTTGTATCCATTACATATACTCTACCTATACCATCTGCTTGAACCTTAGGGTCTGTGAAAATAGGTACACCATCAATTGAAGCAATAGGAAAACCTACATCTCCACCAGTGCTTGGTTTTGCACCTTCTTCTGTTATGATATATTTCCATTCACCTTGAGGAGCAAATCGCATCTGTGTTTGTGCGCTTGACATCATTTGTCCGTATGTGTCGGGTTTTGTTATACATATATTTGGGTTTCCGTTGTTGTCTTTAATATCTGCAGTTAATCCAAACATATATCCCATAGACCAAGTTCGGTCAACACCCGAGTTATGGTCTGTTATTGCATCGTACCAAGTGTAAGTTGAAGTATCAACACCGTTGAAGTCCTCATCACCAGCATCCCACGAAAGAGCAGTTGCATAAGCAGCACTTGCAGTCATTCTATCAACAGACTCAAAATTAAAAGCTGCTAATGTGTTACCGTCAGTGTGTAAGTGACCGTTGATTCCCGCAGCGTGCATTTCAGCGGTGTTCTTCATAATCCAGTCAATATCAACATAGTCGTTGCCTCTTGCTTTTAATACCATTTTGTTAGACATTTCAATAGTTGTTGCTTCTTCTTTAATTCCAACTGTTGTCTCGTATATATCAGGTTTATCTGTATCGGGTAAAACTGCGTTTTCATCTATACCTGTGGATAATGTGCCTGTTGCATACATTAATCTCATTCCATCTTCTGCGTAAATATCTTTAGGTAAAATACTGAATGTGTTTTTACTGTATAATATATTTACATAAGCTCTAGCTCCGTATGTTATGTTAGAGTATCCAGCTTCAGTTGATAGGATAGGGTCATCTTTCTTTAGGTAACTTGATATTTGGTTACCGTAGTAGTCTCCATAAACTTTATCTAAAAAGCTTCTCATATTGTCAGCCATCTCATATCACCTTTAATTTAATCCTTTTTCTTTTTTTACCATTGCCCATACAGACTGTGGTACGCTACCTACAGCACCTTCACGTTGCATTTGTGGAGCACCGGGTGTAACTGATTTCTTAAGACCTAATTGTTTCTTAAGTGTTGCTACTTGTTTTTTTAATGCCGCTACTTTTGACATATCGTTGCCTTCATCATCTACAGCTATTTCTTCGGATACATCTTTCTCTTTAGTATCTTCAGGTGCTGGTTCTTCCTTTTCAAGTTCTTCTTCTTCCTTTGCAGGAACGTCAGCAACTTTTTCTTTTACTTCTTCTTTAACTTCTTTGTCATCTTCTTTAGCAACTTCTTCATCTTCAACAGCAGGAGTAACTTCTTCTTTAGATTCTTCAGCTACTTCTTCAGGTACTTCTTCAGTAACTGCAGCCTCTTCTGTTGCGTCCATCTTTGAATACATCTTTTCCATCATTGAATACATCTTAGATATACCCTCTGACATAATTTGTAAAGATTTCGCTAAGTCAATAACTTCAGAAGGTTTTTGTCCGTTTACTTCGTCCATCTTTTTCACCTCTGATTTATTTGCTAATTCTTGTTGAATAACATCTGCTTTCGCCATACTAAACCTTGTAATTAGAGCTAACGGATTAGCGGGGTTTTCTACAACACTAATCTCAAGTAATGGAACGGTTACCAGTTCATCAACTTGACCATTTACACCGTTCTTCGTAACTAACAATGGCCGCCCACCACCAATAGAAACACCTGTCGCACTACCACTCTTGATTGCGTCCCAAGCCTCATCGTAGTCTGGGATATCATCGTCGTGAGAATAAATTAAACCTGTAATCTTAAATGCCTTGTACTCGCCTAACTGCTCTTCTTCCCCATTAATAACCTTACCAATAATACGATTAGTGTGTTGCCAATTCATAGGGGCGCCACGAGCCATAAACTTGTAAAAAGCTTTCTTAAAATTAGTTATTGGAACAAACTGTCCCTGTTTATCTTTAATCTCAACAGTAGCATACGCAGTAAAAAGTCGTTCTTTTTCGTCTTGGATTATTATTTCATCAAAAGTTCCCATACAAACACCTACTTTTTACTATGTCTGTATCTAAGTCTTTTTAATAATAATATTTAAATGGTAAGTAATATATAAAGGTATCGTTTAGGTAAATTGACGAGCCTTGTCTTTAATCATCTTTTCGGTTCTAGACTTAGCAGTATCAGCAGCCTTAACAGTGTTCTCGTATTGGTCTAGACGTGAATATCTTTTCAATGTAGTACGCCCAGCATAAAACGACACTTGTAAGAAATTAGTTGAGAAATCATAATAAGTCCCGCAAAACGGACACAATCCACTCTTTTGCGTCATAGTAGCTTTCTTAACGAAACTCTTGCTACGATACTTCTGCGCACACTTAACGCACATAGTATCATTAATAGGATATAACTGGTCAAAGGTCTCACCGGTTAGTTCGTCCTTACCACCATATACATAACGCTTAGTCTTTAGATTTTCTTGGTCTTCCCATCGCTTTGTTTCCCGGTGTAGTTGCATCAAACCCCTCTATATATATATTCAGCTCAGCAGCTTCGCAAAACTTAACTAAACTCTCAGAACGATATATGATTAAAGCCAAACCGCAATGCGGACATACATACACCGTATTGAACTGACTCGTTTCAAATAAAAACATTTCTTTGCCACATTTGCACGTACTAATAAAATCACCTTCATATATTAATGTAATAGTTATATTTATATGTTACGCAACTCTCTGTAAACGGTGTCTAGTATTGATATGGATTATCCACGGTCTGTTAGGATCATAAGTCTTAGTGTACTTCATAGCGACATCTTTAACTAATTCCTTTAACGCATCCATCGTTAATCCACGACCTTGCCTATGCTTTACTTCCATTGTGGAGTCAGCAGTCCTAAAGTCTGTTGGTCCTAACATTATGAACTTAGCATCTTCTAAACCCAACTCTCTATAAGTACGCTCTGCACTTATGTTTTGGATATTAGAATACTCTGTTCGTAATATTGTGTTTACTCTAGATTTGCTCAACACAGGCATCTCTACTAATAACCGCTTCTTAGCTTCAGCAGGACTAAATATACCTTTATCAAAACTACTTGCTAAGATAGAGTTTACCTTAAGACTCATCGCTTCTGAAAGGTTTGTATAGCTTTCCCTTAAAAACGGCGAGTTTACATAACTATTAATAATATTGATATCAGAATCAGTTGGTACTAATGTAGTACCACTCTCGCGTGCAACTGAGTTCTTTGTCTTAAAGTATTGTATACCTAACCCGTGACTGACCATCTCTTTGAATCGTTCAAGGAATGCAGCAACAATACCAGTACTCTTGCCAGGTAAATTGTCTTTACTGACAGACTTAAGTTCTGTTACTAAGCTGTCTACTAAAGAAGTCTTAGGCGCAATAGCCACGACAATCAATCCTTCTTAGGTAAATTTAAATCTTCCTGCCCAGGCAAATTACCAAACGTGTTCTCTAACCCACTTGAATTAGAACTGAATGAACTAAACGAGGTGCTAGGGTCTCTAACAGGTTTCGGTGAATATATGAATATACCACGTTCCTCATCGTAATCCAATATGTCAAAACCTAGACTAGTCATACCTGTCGCATTCTGTATCTTTAAGCCTTGTAACCTTAACTCGTTAGCTTCATCTTCTTTTTGGCTAGGTCGTAATGTTAAAGACCAATCTTCAATACCTAAACTAGTAACAATAGTCTCTAGTACATACTCGTTAAGTGTGTTCTGTATCTCTTTAATATAATCAGGGTCAACAGCTATCTCACGGGTAGCAGGGTCAATCCTACAATTCAATGCAGATACAATATCCTTCTCGTATTTATCCTGTAACTCAATTAGCTTCAACTCATCCATTGAGCCAAGCATATCAATAACCTTCATAAATTCCCCGTCTGCCTCAGCACCCGTTGCAAACATAGGAATGTAGTTCTTGTCTTTCTTTAATTCAACTTGGTTCTTCATATTGGACTCTATAAGAGCGTCAATGTTGTTAAGCTTGAAGAACAAAGCTCTATTAGGGTATTTACGCAAAACGTAAATATCGTTGATTAAACTATCAATTGCTAACAACGAAGTAATCTTAGACGCTAATGTCTGAACCATAGAGTATCGTGAACTCATCTCAAACATAGGTATACGGATTATCTCATCTCTGTTATAATACGATTTCATATTCTTGTCTTCAGTATATAAGACATAGTAATCTGCAGTCATTAACGGTGTGCCACATTCAGGACAAACCAACTTATCTAAACTTAGTACTGCATCTCTGTGAAACGGACAGAACCCTTGAGCGATACCCTGCCCAGTATAACTAGACCCTAAAACACCAATCCAAGATAAATTCGGGAACACGTTTATAGGGACTAATCGTTGGACACCCTTCAGAGATTTACTCACAATCCCATCTTCATTAGAGTATTCATATTGTTTAAGTATAACACCTTCGTCATACCTTAACAAATCTAAAGTAACAGATTTAAGTTCTTGTTTTAGAGGGTAATCATTCACGTTACAACTCTTAGTAATATCTTCTAATATAATTCGGTTCTCATCATTTGGCTTAGTAAATCTATTACCACCACATACGTCACAGACATCAATATCAAACTCATATTCTTTCCCACAATCAGCACAACGCTTAACGTAATCGGATTGTATCAAGAACCCTTCCTTAGCAGTGTGAAGAACAATCTTGTTATGTACAGTCCTAACAATCGGTGTGTTCTTACTCAAATCAGCGTAAGAGTAGTTTTGCATCTTAGTCTTGTAAAACTCTAGTATATCCATTAACCTATCAACAGTTGGAGCATAAGGCGTAGTCTGTATACTAGAAGAAGCTTTCTCAGGAATTCGTACTATCTTGTTATATATTTGGTCAGATTTTCTCATATAACCAAACGTTTTAGCAATATTATCAATAAACTTCATCGTAAACACTCATCAATGACTCAATCTATATCGTTGTCTATTATTATATAAATACAACGTTGTATTTAATGGTTTGTTTATATCTTCAAAGTAAACGCTTTAACACCACCACGATTCTGCGCCATTGCAATATTTAAACTATCTAAGTAGTCGGGTGATTTATCCTCAGGGTCAATATGTTTCAGTAACCTATCAGAACGTATCTCAAAGGTTTCTTTCCTTAAGTCCAATATAAACGGACTATTAGCAGGTAAATTATAAAACCGACCTTGCTTAATAATATCTGACAACCCAAACAAGTCCTCAGTCTTACGCATAGAGAATCTCCGTTTCGCACTTGCACGCGCTCCAGCGATGTAATCATAAGTAGAATACTTACCTTCTCGTAGCCTATCAGCAACACCTTTCCCTAAACCAACTGAATCAACTTGGATACTAGGCTTATCGTATTTACTAGCCATCTCGCTAATCTCACCAACAGTCCCCATAGTATCAGATAAGTTAAGTTTCTTGTACTCAATGAAACTAAACTCGTTATCCTTCTCACCTATAACTGTAATGACTGTGAAGTCCTTACCACCAGCCGCTATGTCAGCACCAATTAATATCCTATCGTAACTCTTGAACTCTTTCTTCGTTGTGGCTAAAGTAATGTGATCCATCTTGAATATAGAGTTCTCAATGTTCTCAGGGAAATCAGCATCAAATAATACACGAAACTCTAAATCAGTTATATTCCTACGCTGATCTTCAACATCAGATAAAGTCATACGACCTTGCTCAACACACTTAGTCCAAGGTATATTAATCTTGTACCAACTATCATCGTTCCAATGCTCATAAGTGTGGTTTAGAAACCAAGGGTTGTATATCTCAACCAACTTAGAATTAGAATTATCAACTAGCATACGATATACTTTAGTCCAAACCTCTGCACTATACTCAGCCGACTCATCACACGCTATTATCCCATTTGCAGCAAACCCCATCAAAGCCTGACCACCACCAGGTAAATCAGCTGTTAAGACCTCTATTGAACTACCGTTCTTAAAGGTAATTCTCTGCTTGGAGGTTTCCTTCTTAAGTCGTACTATATCGTTACGAGGAATATCCATATCAAGCATCTCAACCAATTCAGGCTGCATAGCTAGGAAATCAGCAATATAAGAATATATAATCTTAGTCTTGTGTTGGGTAGTTGCAATGATAATACTCTTTTTGTTGCGGTGCGTTAGAGTATAAAATAGAATAGCTAAAGCTAAAGTCCAAGACTTACCAGCACGAGTAGTAGCTTTGACTGTGACTTTACGAATAGACTCATCAAAAATAGCAATGATTATCTCTTTCTGATAATCAAATAAAGTAACACCAAAAGTAGCTTCTATTACCTTTACAATCCTATTGTCTCGCTTTGCTGACACATTAATCATCATCGCTCAAAACTTTCTCTAAAGTTAATTGTAGTTTGCTTTCACCTGATATCTTAACTTCACTACGAGTCTTTTGACCAAAGACAGAATCTTTATTTGCTTTCCATAAATAGTATCTTTCTTTTGCAAGTAATGCTCGTTCCTTGCGGTCTGGATTTATCTTAATAGCTTCATCAAGGTTCTCGTTTATAAACTCAAGTTCTTTAGCCATTAAGTATTCGTGTCCTTTCTCACCTGATAATAAAATTTGGTCTAGAACACCAGGCTCTCTTAAATTAGGATTTATCTTATGTAATTCTTCAAGGTATTCTGAATAAGGCATATTCTTTAACTTACGAAGTTTCTTAGCCATTTGAATCTTAGTGGACTTACAACTATTCTTACCACCCTTACGACCATTCTCTTTTGGGTCTTGTGAAATTCCAAATCCTTTATAAGTCATAAATCTCGCTCTTATTTCGCTGCGTAAACAAAATAATATAAAAATAAAAGAACAAAGAAGTATAAAAACCTTTCGGTTTACTTCTTCACAGTTATGTCTATATTTTGTGGTGCAAACGCAAAATCATCAAATGCATTCTCTAGAAGTCTAACTAACTTGAGGCATTCATTAAGAGTAAACTGATTAGTTTCTTTCCACTCATCGTTTTTGTCTTTATAACTCTTAGTCACAGAAACCTTAAATGTTTCTTTACCTTCAAATTCGTTCTTCCATACTGTTGCTTTTATTCCGCCTACACGGTACTCTTTCTCTGGCCCTGCCATAGTTTCATCTCCCTTATCAGCTCATTAAAGCCTGATAGATGTGTATAATCCAGCACATAGTCATACCGATTCTCACGAACCACGACTTTTGGATTATTACTTATAATATAAGTAAGACGTTGTTTATTAATCTTTCCTATAAAATCAATATAATTGTTCAACGGCACATAGTTAGCGAGGATATAATAGTCCCACTGTGGCTTTTGAATCCATAACGCACGGCCAGTAGTAGTCTTAATATCAATAGTCCTACCACTAATAATAAAGTCAGGGTTATCCCAATTCGGTTTGACAGGGTTTATCCACGTGTATTCTATATTGTTGAGGGCAAGTATCTTAGCAAAGATTATCTCGCCTAAAAACCCTATGTAATTGTTATCACACTCAAATTTATTGTAAGTCTTCTGAGCGTTAAAGTCTTCTGCTATCATTTGTGCGTGCAGTATCTCGCTACGATATACAGGGAATCTCATAAATCCACCTCATCCAAGTCAATATTATCATTTAAGACAACACGCTCATTCTTTTCAGGGTTATAATTATTAACTACTTCACGCCAGCGGTCTTTCTCGCTAGTTACTTTGGTTAATTGGTCTGACAGCTTAGTTATAGTGTCTTGCTGCTTTTTAAGTTTACTATATAGATTATCAGTTATAGCTCTTACCTTGTCAATATACAGAAACGACAGCTTAGCTTTAGTATCAAACTCTGGCTCACCATACTTAGATCCGTAGTCCTTAGAATCCAGCCACACCTTATAGAATTGATATAATTCAGAGATAGGGTACATTTTCTTATATATATCCTTAACATCAAGCTCTAAATCATTAAAGAAGTTGAGATAAGTGATTACTTCTTCATTCACTTGAACTCACCTTTAAGGACTTTGAGCTCTGACAACGCCACTTGATATAGTTTGTTAATCTCATTAAAATTCTTCTTCATATTCTCTAAATCCATAATAGTTTGGCCAATAGATTGAGAGTAAGACATTCCATACGTTCCTGACCTCACAAAATCCAGCTGTTTTATGATTTTATCTGACAATGATACAATTTTAGACATATTTCCACCTCATTTAGGTATTCTAATTTTTAATACCTATGAGTAAGATATAGCAAAGGTATTATATACTTTGTGGTTGATTTCATATAGTGGGTTATTATAGCTTTGTATATGTTTGTCAAAAAACGAGGCTATAAATACATATTTTACACCTATTTACTATTTTTCTTAAATACCTATATAATGGAGTTTTGTTATGTATAATAAGTAATAATATAATATAATAAGATATATTATAATACATATAGTATAATTACGTGAGATTTTAGTATATTTTAGTAAAAGTAATAGTAAGGGGTGTCACACAAACACACTATACAATTAGTTATGTTATATCACTATATCAAAATTAAACTTATTTGACTTAGAGGTATATAATAGTTGCTAATATATGTTTATGTTAAACATTAGGGTTCAGTCTTTGATTTAGTCTGTTTTTCTGTCATTTGTAGTTTTTGCGGGTTTACGTTAGTATTCTGAACTATTTAGTCCATTATAGTTTGGATTTGTTACCCGAAGGATATTTATATTACAACGTTCTTTATAACTACATTAAAGATAAAAGGTGGTCGCTTATGGAGAACAATAATTTTAGGATTTATTTAGAAGATTTAATCAAACGTCATTTCATTAAGAAGTTTGTTAATGTTTTAGACAATCCTCCTTCCAAACTAAAGATTAATTTTAAAGACATTGATTTTAATCCGATGTTTTTAGCTGGTTTCGTCACAGATCGTTCTAATGATTTAAACAAAGAGTTCAAAGAGGTATTAATTAATATACTTGTTTCAGATTATGACATCACACCTGAGCAAGAGGAATCTATTTCTAGTATTAACATTTATTTTTCAGGCCTTTACGAGCCCCACAGGGTTAAGTTAGCTGATTTAAATTCAAGTTATATTGGTAAACTAGTTAGTATTGAGGGTCTTATATTCCAGTATGGTCAGAGTAAGCCTACTATACGTCGTGCAGGTTGGATTTGCAAGTTTTGTGGTGAAATAACTTATTGCGACCACTTTAAGTTACACTTAGACAAGCCTAGCAAGTGTGCTTCCTGCGGCAAACCGTCGTTGTATATAGATGAAGACCATATTGAATATAACGATACCCAGCGGTTACTAATCCAAGAGCCGTTGGAGGATTTAGATTCAGAGCGTCGTCCTGATTTACTTGATGTATTCGTATGTAACGGCCACGTTTACGATTTTGATATGGGTTTAAACAATATATTCGTAGGTTATCTACGCTTAAAACAGATAGATCCTAAGAGCACTAAACAAGAGTGGTATCTTGAGTGTTTAGATATATATCCGAGTAAAAGTAGTTTAGACAGGCTTAACCTAACTAAAAAGGACGAAGCCGATATAATTAGCTTTTCAAACAAAAACAACCTATTAAGTTTGTTTTCTGAACTTGTAGCACCTAAAATAGTTAAGAACAATCACGTAAAGAATGGTTTAGTATTACAACTGTTTGGTGGTGTAACCCGCAAGTCCAAGCTTAATAACCGTAAGCGTGGTGAGGTTCACATTCTCTTATTAGGAAACCCAGGAACTGGTAAGTCTGAATTGATGCACAGTATGGGTAAGTTCTATCCACGTTATCAGTTCGTTAGTGGTGGTAATGTTACTCGTGTAGGTTTAACTGCTGCCGTCACACCTGTGTCTACCGGTAAGACTGAAGAAGTCGTATTAACCCCTGGTGCGCTTATACTAGCCGATAAAGGTATCTGTTTGATTGATGAGTTTGATAAGATACGTAACGAGGATAGGGCTAGCTTACACGACGCTATGGAGCACGGTCAGGTTAAAATAGATAAATGGAACGCACACAAGAAGTATGATATTAATACTACTATACTTGCAGCGGGTAACCCTGTGCATAATAGTTTCACTAACGGGGCTAGTATTAGAGAGACAGGTGTAGAGTTTTCTTTACGTTCTCGGTTTGATTTGATTTATTTATTTGACCAAAGCAATGATTTAGAAGCTATCCACGATGCTATGTTCAAGTTCAACAATGGTTTACTAGAATTAGAGACTGCTGACTTAGACTTAGACTTCTACTTAAAGTATATTACTTACGCTCGGAGCTTAACCCCTGTCTTAAGGCCAGAGGATTATGAGTTAATCAAATCAGAGTCATTAAGTCTATTCTCTAAGATACAATCAGGTTCAGAGAGTTTAAGTGTTGACTTCAATGCTCGGGTCGCTGGTGCTATCCAGCGCCTAGCTGAGGCGTCTGCACGTATGCATTTATCAGAGTTTATAACTGTGCGTGATATTACTATCGCTAAGAAAGTATTAATTGATTCTTACAAGACACAGAATATTAACGTTGATGAGGATATAGACCTTAACTTCGTATATTCTGGGCGTCCTACCGAGTCCGTTAACAAGATTAAACTAGTTAATGAGATACTGAGTAGTTTCCCTGAGATGACGTTTTTGTCATTGCAGACGATGGTAAGTAGTATACCTGAGAATGAGCTTATTAGTATAATTGACGAGTTGTTAGATAAAGGTATAATCTACGAGATAAAGCCTAAAGTATACAGGTATAAGAATTAAGGGTGTGATGCGATGAACTATATTAAATATGCGTTAAAAAGAAAGACTTTGCCGGTTTCTTTTATTGATGATAATCATACATACAGGCACGGTCTAAAAGAGTTAAAATCAGTTACTACGCTGATATCAGAGTATTGCAAACCCTTTGACGCGAACGGTTATATCCTAAAAGCCGTAGCAGAAAGCAAAGG